AGTGCGTGTTTTTTTAACTACTGTGTATATTTTATTTTTTGCCATTCTTCTTTTTCTGATTATACCATTTATCAATCGTGTATGCGATAGAAATAACTAGCAGAATAATTTTTAAAGCTAGTTCTATATTAGAAAATGTTGTTACACTTAGGACTGTCGTATTTACGGCTAGAATTTCTGCTGTGTCCTGTGCTGTTTTTTGTATTGGCATTTTTTAAATATGATTTTAGTTTTGTTTTATTAACTTCTTTTACTTTATATCTTTTCTTCATTATGTAAGATCAGGAGTTAAAAAATCTCTTAATGTTATCTTGTTACCTTGTCCTTGTGGTCTTTCTAAATTCATTCCTAAATAAGAAAAACCATTACTGTCTGGATTTACATCTGAGCCAGAATTAAGATTGTATTCAGGAAAACGACTAATATTGTTTTTTATGAAATCTATCATTCTCTCAATAAAATATTCTCCAGTATTTAAAATTTCTGATCTTATGTGTTGTGATTCAGCAGTTGTTAAAGCTACTCCAGTTTCAGAAGTCTTTGAGTATATATTACCTGCTTCTATTTTAAATCTTAAAAAAGGTATAGCCATATATAAACTCATGTTAGGTAAATAATCTCCTATATAGTCGTTAAGTAATTCTTTGTAGTATTCATTACCTACATCATTTATTGTACCTGCTACTATAAGGTCTTTTAGTTTTTGTGTTAGCTTAGTACCTAACTTAGTTTCACAGTAAAGTCGTTGTGCTTGACGTACATAATTAAGAAGTAAAGCAGTATCAACAGAACCATATATACTTGTACTGTCTTTTAATTTTTCTTCTGATATAAATAAAACGTATGACATATTATCTCTTTTTTACAAATCCGTTATTCTTCATTCTCTTAGGTGCTATAGCTACTCTCTTATCATTTTTCTTAGCCGTAAAGCCCTCTGATCTAGCTTTAGTATATCCTACTAAATCTGCATCTTTAATCTTTGTACTTACAGATATACCTAGTTCTGTTCTGTATATTTGTCTTAAGAAAAAGTGATGACAATTACCACCTCCTTTATATAAAAATATATCGTAAGTGTCTGCACCACCTTTACCCCAACCTGGATTAACTCTCTTTGTAGACATTCTAGCTATATCTTCCTTTCTATATAGTTTCTTAGCTTCCATCATCTTTTGACAAAAATCTCTTTTCTTACCTGACTTTCTAGTTAAGAAGTTATCTTGTGCATATACATATCTTACTCTATAGTAGTCGTATGTCTTTTTAGATATACCATCTTGCTCTGATTTACTATCAGGTCTAGCAACTCCAGTAGTAGCTAACTCTATCTTCTCAGCAGCTATCTGATTTAGTTCTTCTTCGAAGTCAAAGTCTGCGTGTTCTCCATCTACTACTTCTTCATCTATTAGTTCCCAACCCTCAGGTATATCCTCAACAGTTTCTAAGAAAGCATCTAACTCAGTTTTCTCGTAACAACTTTTGTTGCATTTACCTTTGTTCTTACCACAATCACAATCTTTTAAATCAATTAATTGATCGTGGTTTGCACAAGGCATAAAGTATTCTTTACCATCTTGTGTATGTATATGATGTCCACTACATCCGATTTTTTCTGCTTCAGCTTCAGCTTCTTCTATACTGTCAAACAATGGTAACTCTTTACCATCAGAAACTATTGTACCTACTTTTTCTAAATTATAGTTATCTTCATCTTCTGCCGTAAGTTCTTCATCTGCTAAAGGTTTTAATCCAAATTCTGCTCTTATTTCATCTTGAGTTAAAACACTTTTTAAATCTTCTACAGTAAACTTAGTAGTAATAGGTTTAGCTTGTACGAAAGATATTGGTAAGTTCATACCATTAACCTCAAATATTTTAGATAGTGTTTTTATTATCGCTTTTTGGTAGGGAATAATTACAGTATTTAAATATATTTCGAAGGCTGAGTTCATCTCATCAACATTTGATCCCAAACCTCCACCTGCATCTTTAATTCCTAAAAGCATTGGGGATGTAACTCTGTGAGCAGTTAATACATTTTGTATTAATGTTTCATTTAAATTTAAAAACTGCTTATCGCTATCACTCATTCCTATAGCAGTAATTTCAGGAGTTCTAGTTTTGTCATCAGAGAAAGTTAATACAAACTTTCCTGCATTTTGACTTCCTGAGAATTTAGATGCTAAACTTCGTTCTACTTGCATTCTTTCTTCGGAACTTGGAACTCCATTTGCGAAACTAATGAGATGTGTACCACTAAATCCATTACTTATTACATTTAGCATATACTCTGAAACTTTACTATCTGTAAGAATCCAACAAGTTGCTGCTATATAATCAGGTGTGTGATAAACATCCATATTAGGACTATAAAGTCCTGTATAGAGTATCTGACTAGGACTTGTTCTATCTTTAGTGTTAAATGCTGCTATTGGCATTGGTTTGTTAGTCCTTGTATTACTCCAGTCTGCACAAACATAATAAGTATCTATAACACCCATAGCATTAGGTTTTCCTGCTCTAATTTTTTCAACTCCAATATGATGTATTTCAGATATGCCAGTACGAGCCTTATTATATATAATGTGTATTGCATAAGCACCTTGTAGCTTAAAGTCAAATGCAATCTTTTTTATTACTTCGTGTAATGTTTCTTTACCATTCGGTTCTGCAAAGAATTTTTTAAGTTTTACAAATTGTTCAAGATTATCGCTTTCATCAACTATTATATCCTCCCCTGCAATCATCTCCGAAGTTGTGTTTACGATAGCAGAATGGGTACTAGATGTATTATATAAGTCTATTAAGAAATTTGGGTAGAGGTTTTTCCACTCTCCTTTTGCATCTGAATATTCTATATACTCTCTCCCTCTAACTTCCTGTACTACTGGACTTGTTTCACTTGATAAATCTACTGATAAAATTGTATCTTTCATTTTATTTATTTTATATTTCTTCTAGTTCTTCAGGATCAATGTCAGTACCCTCAGCATTTTTCTCATAACCTGCAAACGAATGTACGCAATCTACTGGAAATATCTCATTAGTTCCAAAGTCAAATTCTTCTGTAGTCATTAAGTCATAATATACTCCAGGAAAATAAACAGGAGGAGTTATCTCGTGTCCATCAGGATCATACGTTCCTGGTATCTCTACTATCTGTCCTATATATACTATAGCTTGTGTACCATTAATGTAAACATCTTGAGTTACTCCCTCTTCAGTTACTACTTCATAAGTACCTTTAGATAGTAAGTCAGCATCTCCTGTTGCTTTGTCTGTGTATTGTAGTTTGTATATATTCATATTATGTAGTCAAAGAAGTTAATTGAGCATCTGTTAGTGCAGTCTTATATACTTGTAGTTGTTTTACTTTGCTTAAGAAATGAGCCGTACCATTTCTTGAAAACTCTATTCTATCTAATCCTGTTGGTGCTGTATATGTACCTAAAGAATAAACTGAAGAACCATTAACAAAAACTTCAAAATCATTTGCTTTCCATTTAATTGCTATTTTATTAAAATTAGTTATATCTGTAATAGTAATTATTTCAGCAATTTGATAAACACTACCACTATATCCCCAAACTGCTAATTGGTTCGCTCCATTTCTTAATTGAATCATAATACTGTTTGCGGTATAAGTACCATCAGATATAACTAAATATTCTGCATTAGTATTTGTAGTTTGTAAAGCAGCCATCTCAACAAACAAAACACCCTCTGTACTATTAATTAAACTAGCTATACCATCTCTTGAAAAGACGTCTTGGTTTCTTGTAACTGTACTTCCTGATGTTGGTATGTATGATGTTGGGTAAGCACCTGTTTCTAATTGCGCACCCCAAATATAAATACCACTTGCAGGAATATCATCAACCCATAAACCTTGTGAAGAAGTACCATTATCTTCAGATAATTCAAATCTTTGCCATTCTGTAGTTACTGATAAAGACTTTTGTGTTATTGTTGCATTGGGATCTTTCAAAATAACATTCACAGTTCCTGTAACACTTTTTAAATATACAGACCTAGCAACTACACCTGTTACACTTACACCTGATCTAAAAACACCAGAAAAACCATTACCTACAAGTTTAGTAGAGTTATTAGTTCCATCAGGACTTAATGTTTCGGTAGTATTAGAAGTAAGAGTTATATTAGATTGCTTAGTCCAATAACTCTGACTAAAATCTTCTGAATATTTTATAAGATTAGTCCTCTGTGGCTCTGATAATATCTTAGGACAACCACCTCCTGTGTAGTCTATACGAGGTACGTTGTTTCTTGTTACTTCTTTTACTGATACACTAGAAACTGTAAAGCTATAATCTCCAGAACCTGTGTGTCTATCAAAAGTAATGATATTACTATTAGCATTTGCAGTCCAAGTTATTTCTATGTTTTGATCGCTTCCTGTCATAGTTATAACACCATTAGTAGTTGTTAAACCACCTGCACTTGAACTATTATCCATAAACCTCATTTGTTTACTTGCAGTACCATTTATAGTTGCATTTACTCTATATAAATTACCATTTGTATAAGTTAATGCTTGAGATATTGAAGAAAACCCACCACCTGTTATTGTTATAGTAGCTTTGTTTGTATCTGTGTCAATAGTAGCATTAGTTTTAGTCCAAACAGAATCAGTAGCAAAATCTCCGTTATTAACTAATTCTGTATTTGAAACAACCTCAGCATAATTTACTAAACCATTCTCATCTACTCTTGTAGCTGCAGTTGCTCTAGTAACATCCATATCTGATGCAGTCCATTCTTTTACTGATACGTTGTCTATTGAGAAAGCACCTCCTGTACTTGTATTTAAAGGAAAAAATGCTAATCTGTCAAAAGCATTTGCTATTGTATGGTAATAAGTGTATGTACCTTCTGAAAATTTTGTGTAACCAAACACAGCTTCTGGACTACCATCAATCTCTAATTTGAAAAAAGCATCTTTACCTGCTTGAACATCTAATATATCAAATTGAATTTTTATTATTTTACCTGCTGCAATACTTGACATTAATTGTTTTAATTCAGAAGCAGTTGTTACTGCATCATAATTTGCTTTACCACCTGAAATACTCCAACTTGAACCTTTAGTCCAATCACTATCTGTAGCAAAATCTCCATTAACCACTAACTCACTACCCTCAGTAGCTGTTGGTAAAACACCATACAAAGTTCCTGCCTTATATCCGTTAGGAGTAACTACAATACTTACATCATCTAATAAACTCATTCTATATTATTTAAAGTTTTTAATTGATTTACTAAACAAGTTTTAGCTTCAAATACTCCACCATCAGCAACAACTCTAGCTTCAAAGTCATTAACCTGTATCTGAGTAGGTGTAAGACCTCCCTTGTTACTTGAAGGTAAAGATAGTCCTAATGCTAATTTCATTTCTTAGTTTTTGTATGCAATAGCTAAACCACTTGTAAGTGTAATAGCGGTCACTTTACCAAACAAAGTCATACCCGCAGGTACAGTTGTGTGTAAAGCACTAGAACCTGTTGAATCAGTCATAGTGATAGTACCTATTACACTTTCTTTTACAAAGTAAATAGCATAGTAATCTTTACCTGTTTGTGCAGCAGTTGTAAATATTTCTACTCCTCCTAATTGCCCTAATTGTTCATTTAATAATGCTTGTGTATTTTTTATTCCCATTTTTTTATTTTATTTAACTAACATATATGTAATTCGTACCAGTAGGTGCAGAGTGTTCTGTATATTGTACTTCTTCACTTCCTGCCGTTTCTGATACTAATAATTTTCCTAATTCTACCCTACCTTGTACTACACCCTTTGTATTTGCTACAGGACTTAGTACATCATTTTCATTTATTGGTGCTGTACCTGATCCTAAAACTACACTAGAACCTTGCCAACTTACCTCGTATATTTCGTATGTCCAATATCCATTCGGTTTAAAATTTACTTTACCCTCATAAACATTATCCGTAGTATTATGTAATATCTGAACACTTGTATATCTATCGTTTACTGCTTGACTTTGTCCATATCCATAAACTACACTTCCTGATAAATCATTAGTAAACTTAAATAGATACCTTATCTGTGCTTTTGGTACTGCTGTGTCTATACGTTTTTCTTCCGTAGTCGTGTAGAATGTTGCATTAGAGCCGTAAGTTGCGTGTATCATAATTGTTTACTTACTATATAATAGAAAAAAGTCGTTTTTGTTTGATAAAAAAAAAAGGACTACCGAAGCAGTCCCTTTAAGAAATATGAAAACAATAGTTTAAGAAGCAACTATAGCATTAAAAGTAAAAGCTGAATTATCTAGCGGAGTTGTAGTGTAATCTGCAACAGTTACCATAGCATCTCTTTCCATTCCGTCAAAAGTCCAGTCATAGCCGTTCATATCACCAAATGCAGTTCCAGTTGCGTTAGTACCTGCGTTTAGTTCCATTCCATTTTCTAATCCTAAAGCTAATAATACATTATGCGAGTTAGTTGTTAAAATCTCATTTAATTCCAAAAATATTACTAATCTTTGAGAAGCTAGTAATTTAATTTGGTTTTGATCTTCTTTAGTTAACTTGTGTAGTTTAATATTAACTGATGGAGTATAAAATACTGTACCTGCTTCGCTGTTACCAGTAAGAGTCTCTGTGCAAGAAGCAGTACCTCTTTTCAGATTGTATTTATAAATATCATCTGAACCACCCATATCAAAATCAGTTAGTTCGCCTGATGCAGTTACATAAGAAGTAATCTCATCAAATTGAGCAAAGTAAATTGCCTTTACACCACCAACTGTATCTCTACAAGTTATTTGTCTCCCTTTTGTTAAATTACAAGACATATTATTTTTTTTTTAAAGTTAAGGAAAGAGGGATAAACCCTCTCTCCGTTTAATCAGTTATTAAGCTTGTTTTACTACGTCAGCACCAACACCTACTTGAACACCGCCCGAGAATTTCGCCACAACACGCATATTATCTGAACCATCAAGGTCAGACATATCAAGCATTTTGATTGAAGCCCCCATATCTGAAATTAAATCAGTTCCGAAAAATAAGTTAGAAGTTTCAGCAGCTACCATTTGATTGTCTGGCATACCAGGACAAGGTTGGATAGTGATACCTTCAAATACTGGAACGTAATCTCCGTTCATATTGTAAGCATTAACATATCCTAATGTAGAGATAGCTGAAATATAGAATCTGTAAGTTTTCATATTCATATAGATTCTTAAATCATCTCTACCATATACGTTAGCAGGGATAGCTGCAACTAAACCTTGTAGGTTAGTTATAATGTTAGCAGCAGTATAAGCACCTGTAGCAGCATCTGCTACAACTGTACCATCTACTGCAAAAGCACCTGTAGTACCTGTTAAAAATCCTTCAAATTGACCTGCTGAAGCAGCAGCACCTGACCAAATAGAACCCTCTACTGAATCAGCAATAATTTCTCCGAAGTATGCTAATACATACTGATCAAAAGTTGGTGCAGTTCTGTTAAAAGAACCTGCTTTCATTTCTTCGGCTTCCCATCCTGACAACAACGTTTTCTTACAAAGATCAACGTTAATTTGTAAATTCTTAGGGGTAAGAACCTTTTCTGTTAATGCTAAAGTACCTGCATCAGTAAAATCACAAGTTGCATCTTTTACTAAAGTGCTACCTGCCATTTTTCTAATGTTCTCTTTATATTTAATATTTTCTAAGACAGTTAAACCTTCTAAAGATTTAGCTTCTTTTAAAGCAGCCGAAATATATTGTCCGAATGCTTTTCCTGCATAATTTGATGTTACTGTAAACGCCATTTTTTTATTTATTTAGTTATGTTATATAAAATTCTTTCTCTTTTAGACATTTTAGCAATATCACTCTTTGAGAGTTCTTTACCTAATGCACTAAACTTATTAATATCTACAGGGTTTGCAGCAGGTTCGTTTGATAACTCTACTACTTGTGCAGATAGTTTTTCTTTTTCTGAAGATAATTCTTCATTTGTTGATTTAAGTTCTGCTAACTCAGATTTTAAGTTTTCTATCTCAGTATTAA